ACGTATCCTGCCCAGTCTCCCGCGTCGGCGGCGTCATGCGCGGCCGCAAACTCAACGCTGAGGCCGTGCGCGGTGTCGCTGTCTGCCATGCGGCGCAGCTCGCGGTAAACCGTCACCGGCGCGCCGCCCACAAACTGGAATTGTCGGATGTGCCAGCGGGCCGCCCAGGCGGAAACGGCCGAGGCGGTTTCCTTCAGGTCTTTGCCGCTTTCGTCGTCCGTCTCGCCGTCCAGCGCGTAGCCGTCAATATTTTTGGAAATGTACTTAGCGACGTAGCCCGTCGCGCTGCCCTTCTCCGGGTCGATAGCCTCCGCGTGAAAGCGGGCCTTGCGGGCCTTGTCGGTCGTCAGCTCGCCGCTGTCCTCCTGCCAGGCGTAGTCGCGCATAATCTCGCGCACGCGCTCAACCTGTTCGGGACGCATAAACATCAGCATGTGCCAGTGCGGGGTTGCGTCGTGATGAGGCTCGGCAACGCGGATCCCGAAGATGCGGATTTCCTCGCGGTGCAGCTTGGCGCGGATTTTTTGCCAGACACTGCAGAGATAGCGCTGGGTGTCGGCCGGGCTGGCGCCGTTCCATTTGCGATTGCGATGGCCGGTTTTGATTGTGGCGTGATAGCGCGCCGGGGCGGTCAGCGTGTAGAACTCGCCGATAAATCCCATTTCGTTGCAGATGTTTTCGAAGCCGCGAATGCGGGTCATCAGCTCGCAGCGGCGGATCGCCGGATTAGCCACGCTGCCGTCGTACTTCTCGATCAGGCTGATGCGGTTGCCTTCCTCGTCTTCCAGCTCCATGCCTTTCAGAAATTCACGGGTGCGGCGCTTCTGCTCGCGCCACTCTGAGACGGTCATGCTGCTGGCGTAGGGGGTATGTTTTTTGCTGACGTTAGCCAGGGCAATTTGCAGGTGCTCGCGCCATGAGGCGGCGACGCGGCGCAGGCGGCCTTTCCACCACTTTTCGGTCTGCATGCGCATGATCGCCGGGGTCACTTCCTCAGGGTCAAACAGGCGGGACGTGACTTTTTCCCACAGCGGCGGCGTCTGGCTCAGCTCGCGGGTGATGGTGGCGGCGGTCATGTAAACGCGGTGGGTGTATTTGTAGTCCGACTCGTCGCTGGCCTGCGCGTGCGCCTGTATCAGCTCGGCGAGGATGAAATTAGCCACATCGCCAGCCAGCAGATCGACGTCGGCGCGTCCCATATCAGGCAGGCGGTTAAATCGGCGCATCAGCTCCCACAGCGTGCCGGCCGCGCTGGCCGCGCCAGCCTGTTGAGCGGCATTGCCTGCCAGCAGGCTAAACGTGCCGCTGCTCATTCCGCTAAGGCGGTACTGTTCACTGACGCATTCAACGCGTGGCAATGTGCGCTCAACAAAGGTTTTTGCTAAGTACGCATTGGCACGGGCAATGCCCTGGGTCTTTTCAAGCTCGCTGACGCGGCGCTTAACATCGAGCTGGATCAGCGTCGGCTGCTTTTCCAGTAATTCCTGCGCACGCGCTAAAGCCGCAATCATCTGACTGCGGCTGTGCATCTCCTCATAGGTGGGATACGGGCTGGCGATGGCTTCCCGTGGAGCATTCCACGGGTAAGCGTATTCCTGAATCATTGCACCGCCTGCACTTCTGCAGACCAGCCAGCGCCTGCCGCCGGATCGAAGCCAGACCACACAGGCCCGGCTGCAGGATGGCGCACGGCAATAATTTCCGAGGCGCGCTTGCCTTCACCAGCGGCAACGCCAACCGAGCGGGCTACGCTAATTTTAGTAATGTCGAAAGCACGCAGGATGCTGCGGGTGTAGAAGGTGTCGCTGTTTGAAACGACAACCGGGCAGCGCTCAGAGACGCCCATCAGCATGCTGACCAGATCGTGATGCTCATCCTTGTCAAAGCCCGCCGAGTGGTAGTCCGAAAACGTCCCGTCATACGGCGGATCGCAGTACACCACATCGCCAGCTTTAGTGAGGCGCAGCGTTTCGCGGAAATCAGCGCAGATAAACGTCGCACGCTGCGCCTTTTCCGCAAATGCCTCAATCTCAGCCAGCGGAAAATAGGGTTTTGCATAATTGCCGAAGGGGATATTGAACTCGCCGCGACGGTTGTAACGGCACAGGCCGCGATAGCCGTTGCGGTTCAGATACAGGAAGTACGCGGCGCGCTCCAGCATGGGCAGCGCCGGGTTGTGATTAAACGTCTCCCGGACAGCGTAATAGCTTTCCCCGGTCGTGTTCTGATTGAACAGGCTAGCTGCCACGACGATAAAGGGGCGGGCGTGCTCCTTTATCTGGCGGTAGAGGTTGATCAGGTCGGGGTTAATATCCGCTACCAGATAGGAAGGGTAATCGGTGTTCATCATCACCGCGCATGAACCCGCGAAGGGCTCGACCAGGCGATCACCCGCTGGCAGGTGCGCCAGCAACTCCGGCATTACGCGGGACTTGCTGCCCGCCCATTTGAGGATGGTGCTCATACAGCACCCCCAAAATTAGCGGTTAGGATTTTGAAGGTATCGCTTTCATCAATATTTGAAAAAGAAATAACCGCCCAGTTCCCCGCTCCGGGAATCAGCTTTTCAACTGACAAGATATGCGTTACGACCACTAATATCTTTTGCCCTGTATATTCCCCCTCCCATTCACGCAAAAGCAGATAGTCGCCACATTTAAAATCGCGATCATTATTTCTAAACTCAGCTTTTTTATTCCCGCTTGATACTGCCTCAAAATACAAAGGCCCGATTTTCAAATCATGAATTGCACTCATACCGCACCGCCTTTAGAAACTTTCGCGTACCGCTCGGCCATGTCCTGACAGCTGACACAACGAGTAACACCACGCACGGCGCGGCGGCGCTGTTCCGGGATCGGCGCGTCGCAGTCTTCGCAGAATGAAGCCGACACGCTGACCGGGCGGTTAACCACGCTGGCGATGTTGCGCGCCAGCAGCTCTTCGGCGCGCGCTTGCGCCATGTCCATTGAGTCGGCCATTAGTGCAGCTCCTGTGATTCGTTCTGATAACGCTCTGCCTCGCGGCGGATCAGGTCAGCAGCTTCGATGCCGGAAAGCCCTCGCTGATGCACGTGCACGGCCAGCTCAACAAGGCGCTCAGACACAGCCAGCGCGCGGTCTTTGCGCTCTTCAATGCGCGCCTTCGTGATGACTGCGGCCAGCGCCTCGGTGTCAGCATCAAAATTAAACTTCTCAATATTTCGCATTTCACTTTCTCCAGAATTTGGGCAAAAGCATGCCCGGCGGGTGTACGCCATTTATCTACTTCGGGTTAATTAATTAGGCAGAGCCATTCGCTTCGGAAATAAACTCACGACTGCTTTTAAATGATTCATTGCACGAATAAGCGCCGCTCTTTCATCAGTAGTCAGTTCACTAAATTCAGCGTCGTGCCTGTCTTTACCGATGTTTGCCAGGAAGAGAATCGCGCTCAGTGCGCGCTTGTTGTCCTGATAATTACTGTCTGTCACATCGCGCATTTCAGATAAAAAACGAGCCATATCTTTTTCACAGTTGCCGCCCATCAGCTGCGCGCGGATTAAGGCAACGTGATTCAGCGCCGAAACCCGTTGGCCGGCAGAAAGCTCGACCAGCATTGAATCGCCCTCGATAGCCATGCTTTACCTCTTTGCTCTTTTACCTGTACCTGCTGGCTCAGTACCGGATGCCAGCGCTTGCCGTTCTCGCCCATAATCCAGCCATGCCCGTATGACATCGACGGACTCTGACGCTTGAGGCGTGCCGCGAATGAAATCATCGTGCGCCCTCAGCTGATGCCAATCGAAGCACCCAGCCCGCTGATAGCGTCAACGGTTGAGGCTAAAGTTGGGTTGGAGTGAACGCGGTTCTGCACGGCCAGCGCGGCCAGCATCATGCAGCGGATCCCGGTATTAGCCGCTTCAAGAATGCCGCGGCGGCAGGTTGCCGTAATACGCTCCGGGTTCGCGGCGTTAGCGGCCATATGCCCGACTTCAGCAGTCGCCTTCAGCACGTACGCCGGAAACTTCTCTTTTGCCAGCTCGTTAACCGGCAC